GAAAATTGGAAGCCAGCTTTGAGTGCTGTCTACGGAAATACTGCTGAGACAAAGATCAAGCAGATCACAGATGCACTTCAGATTGGTGCGGCCAACAAAACCTCTTTGATTTCAAAACTCATTCCAACGATTGCTGCCGTTGGAACGTTTACGAAAACAGCTCCATTTCTTGGAAATGTCTACAGCGTTGCTGGTGCTGGGGCCGTTTATGGTTCTACAAAATCCATTCAGGACAAGCTGCTTGCATACCTTCTTGAAAACCCAAATTACCGGAAGGTTGTGAGCAAGCCTCTTGAGGATTTGACCAACGCCGAAACCGAAATGCTGGACAAAGATATACCGGCGATCATAAGGAGCTTGGTTCTGAAGCCATGAAAACCTCCCTCTCCAAGAAGGGTAATACCTACAAGGGTCGTAAGGTGACGCTCAACAAGCCGTTCTACACTCCCGGTGAACGGAAGAAGAGCGCGGTGTACGTCAAGAATCCGGCTGGCAAGGTTGTCATCGTTCGATTCGGCGATCCGAACATGGAAATCAAACGCGACAACCCTGAGCGTCGTAAGAACTTCCGCGCGCGGCATAACTGCGCGACGGCAAAAGACAAGACGACGCCCAAGTATTGGAGCTGCGCCGCGTGGGGTCTTGCGATTGTTCTGTCGGTTCTAACCTCAAATCCTATCTGAATTTATGGACAAGATGCGACTCGGCGGCGGTGGCCGCTTTGAAAAACTCGTTGGGAAGCTTGAGAAGAAGGGCGTGCGCGATCCGAAGGCTCTTGCCGCCGCAATCGGTTTCAAAAAATACGGCAAGAAAAAGTTTTTGTCTCTCGCCGCCAAAGGCCGCCGCCGTGCGCTGCGCGAGAAGGCTAACGCCTGATCAGTGGAATTTCTTGCGGAAGCCGTTCGCCTTGTTCCGCTTCTGCTCCTTATCCACCGTGAAGACCTCCGGTGGAGCATACTCCCAGCAGATGTTCTTCAACGAATGCTGGATAGTGATCCCGCCTGTCTTCTTGCCTTCACGATCCTGTAATCCGCTCCTCATCGATCTCTTGGCCAATCCAAGCATAAACTTCCGAGGACTGTTGTAGCCTACTTCACGCAGGACCATCACCTCTCGCGCCCAGTTCGTCAGGTCGCTCGATCCAAATCCTGAGTAGGCCATCTCTGCCACGCTCTCAGGCTTCTCATCCTTCCCTTTCGGCTTCGGGAAGTGATGAACCAGCACGATGATCACACCCGTCTCGATCATCAGCGGCTGAAGCTGTTGCCGCGTGAACTGCGAGCAGACCTCGATGTCCGCCGGGTTCCCGCCGATGTACGAAAGCAGCGGATCGATGTAGACGATGTCGGGCTTCGATTTCTTGACCATCTTCCGAAGCATCGTCGTGAAATCGATCCCAACCCGAACTGTCTCGCGGTAGAACTCGATTCCAGATTCTCGGATCTTCGATTCCCAATAATCCGAGAACACACCCTTCGCCGCACCGATCAGCGAATCGTGCATATCCGCGATGTCGTTCTCCGCTTGGATCACCATCACCTTCAGCGGTCTGATCGGGGCTATGCCGAACCAGGACAATCCATGCGACCAATGGATCGCTTGCGACATCACCAAGGACGATTTGCCGCATCCACTTTGTCCCACAAAGAGAAGGCTGGTTCCCCGGCGCAACCAGCGGTCACCGATCAGGTTGTCAGGATCGTTCTCCTTGTCGTAGGTGATGATGTCAACGAGATCGAACTTGCTCGGCAGATTGGCCGACTCCAAGTGATCGATGAAATCGTCCCATGATGGCGCACCCTGATTGAGGGCCAAGAGCTTCTGCTCGACACCGTTCCGCATCACGCCGGGTAATCGGCTGAAGCGACTGGCGTTCTTGTTCTTAGGATCAACCCCTAGGTGATCGAGGTGTTGATACACCACGTTCCTTCGCTGCTCCCATTCCTCGCGGTTGGCCGCATCCACTCGCACCCAGCCGTGCAGACTCTTGCCGCCCGAATCGATGATGACCGAGAACGGCAGGTTCGATTCCTTCAGGATCGTCCATTGTTCGTCCTTCGACTTCTCATCCATCTCGACCAGGACATGGCGGAAGGTTGAGACGCCGGAATCGGTTCCGGTCTGGTCGCTGCATGGATTGATCCGAACATACGCACCACGAGCCTCTTTGCCGGTCCACATTGGCGATATGGGAGCGGTGAAGTGCGATTTGATCCATTCGTCCCTCTTGAGGTATGTCCCCTTGGAAGCGGGCCTAGAACGGCCTTCGTCGTCCGTGATGATCTCGTTGCAGATGCAGACGGTATCCTCTGGATCGAAACAGGCTTTGAGGAAGTCCTCGGTTGAAAATCGGGAAGTCTGTTCCGGTAATGCAAGGATCTTGCGGACGACAAACTTGCCGGTCATCGAGACCGGATTGCCGGTCGAACGAGTGTTCCTTAGGTAGCCTTTCGGATTCGTGTGCGGTGTTTTCTCGGCTTGGGTGATCTTATGCCGAAGCTCCGCATCGCTCCATTTGGGGCTACACTTCTCGTTCCATTCAGTCAGCAACGCGAGTGAGTCGCGAGCGGTCAGTTCAAACCCGTGAACGAGACCTGTAGCTGCTGTGAATGTTTGGGAATGGCCGTTCTGGCCGGAGACCGCTCCTGGTACGCTGGCAAGCCATGCCCGCGCCCGTTCGATTGTATTCATGTGATTCCAAGATATGTGCGCGCTTTACGTCCCGCCTCACCGAGGTCCGAGGACGCTATTTCCTGTATGAACTGACGATGCTCGCGGTTCCGCTTGAACAGCAGGGCAAGCTCTTTGGGTGTGATCAAAAATTTCGACCAGAATTGAATCCTGATTCTCCTCTGGTCGAAGTGTTCAAAGAGCTTTGCCTGAGCGTCGATGTAGGTGTCAGGATTCCGATTCATCCCGAACAAACTTCGCCTTGAACTCCTCCTTGGTGCGGATGCTCACCTTCTTGCGACCTTCGCGAACGTAGGCCACCGCTGGTACTTTCATCTCGCCAATTCGGATCTCTGCGTCGTCATCAATCACCTGAACCTTCAGTGAGGGTCTTACGGAGTTCTTGAACGTCTTCATCGCTTAAATCCTTTCCATTGCTCCAGTGATCGGGGCATTTGGCCTTCTTCGGGTAGGCCATCCATCCCCGCATGATAGCATACTCGACGAGTTTCGGTGCCTCTTTCAAGAGCTGTTCTCGGGTGATCGTTGATGCGTTCATTTGGTGGATTTCTTCTTCGCTGCTTTCTTGTCGCGGCACCGCTGGGCGATGCCTTTGAAGCGGTCGATTCGCTCGACCTCATCGTTGAATCCTCGGCGGATCAACCACTTGCGGTAAGCACGGTTGAAGTCCTCGAAGTTTAGTTTGGGTGACGACTCGTCTGCGTCTGCTACTCGGATGGTTGTATTCATAGTACGAACAATAGGAACCAGGCTGTTGCAACAATGAGACCCATTGCGAAAGCCGCGATGGCTATCGACTTGATCTCGTCTCTACGATTCATTCTCATGTTTTTATGCGGATCAGGGTTGTGGAGAAAAAACTTGGTCGCGAACGCGCACTCGGACAGTGCTTCCACGGTGAGAACGTCATCGAAATCGACCCTCGACAGGGCGAACGCGAGCGGTTGGACACATTGATTCACGAAGTCCTGCACCTCGCCAAACCGGATCTCACCGAAGAAGAAGTTATCAGGGTTGCTAATATCCTGACTAAGCAGGTTTGGAAGTGCGGGTATCGGCGGATTTTGAAGCCTTGATCTCGCGGTAATGCGGTGTCGGATAGACACCTCTGCCAACCGTTTGGATGCGAAACCGCTTGCGTTCCATAGCACCGCATTTGGTGGCTCTTTGAAGAACGATTCCTGCGGCGTTGTTGGTCATGCCCCATTCGACCGCAAATTGTTCGACCGTCTTCCAACCTGCGGGGATTTCATCCGGTTGATTGGCGATTGCCAAACGGAGCCTCGTCAGAAGCTCGGCAGACTCCATTTTGTCTCGTTCTGATTCCATATGTGTACGTTCAGGTTTGCACTGTCATCATCGTATTCGCCGTAAACGATTCCGTGAGACCACGCCAACGTGGATCTCCTTTTATGCGCGTATTCCATGCATGGCATATCGCTCAAGGTGCCGGGGCTGTATGCAAGTGGGTGTAGGGAGTTTCGTCCGGCTGCAACTCCAGCGCGATGCGCGTGTGCCACGACGCAGTTTCCCCAGGTCTCTGCACTATCACGCAGGAAATTCTCGCCGTACAAAACGCCATGTCCCCATTTGAATCCACCCAGATGATAGAAGCTTCTTTGAAAGACATCGTTGTATTGGATGAATGTGTGACAGTGTTTCTCTATCGGCTTGATCATCCGATCCCAGACCGCTTCCGCGAATCCGCGAACGACCGTGTTGTGATGCCTCAGATACCTCTGCGCTCGTTGATCGTGGTTTCCGAGGGTGAAAACAGTAGGGCGTAGATCGTTAAGAAAACTAGCTCCGCACTCGATGTCATCCAGATAATCGTCAGCGGCATCGCTATCTGCTGGATTTGCCAATGAACCGGCTCGAAGACTTGCCAGATCGTAAGCATCACCCAGATGAATGACTTCGTCAGGACGATACGCTTCACGGAACAGGAGTGCGGCAGCTAGGGCGTTCTTGTTGGCGCGATTACCGTGTGTGCAGCCTATGGCCATCACCCGTTTCCGCGCCTTGATGATATTCATGTGCGGCAGTATCAAAAATGCCGCACTTTATTATCATTTGTCAACGACCTCCACCAAGTGCGTAGTGAAGAATGAGCAACGCATCGCAGTTCTTAAGTGTCACATCTTGGCTTGGATAGAGTTCCTGAGCCTTCGATTTGAGCTTTCGCTTCCACTCAGGTCCGGTCGCACAGGACTTCTTGCCTCCTAGCCCAAGCGGTTCCTGCCATATCTTAGGTTCGACTCGATGCAGAGCGTAACCGTATGCGTAGGCCAGTCCTTGGCAGATGCCGTAGTTCTCGTGGAGCGTGGCCATTGTTGCTGCCGGGGTCAGGCTCGATACGAACTTGGGTAGTTTCTCGATCCAGAAATGGGATTCGGTTGTCTTGAATCCGCTGATCAACTGGGCCATGTCCGGCACGGATTCTGGCATCGGCAGGAGGATGATTCCGTCTTGGGTCTTGATCGCGAATCCGCCATTCACCCCTGGGTCACAAGCGACGATGGTTTTCATTTGAGGCAGGAGACGATGTCGGCGGGTTTGTACGAAGGACTCTTGATGATCTTGCCGTCCTTACGCTTCACGATGTAACGGTTCTGCGTCTTCGTGATCGTATGTTCCTTCGGCATATTCTCCAGCTTGTCGATCATCTGCAATTCAGCCGGATGCCAGAGCTTCGACATATTCGATTCGTGAACCGTCTGGAACGCTCGCTCGACCTGATCCTCGCTGAATCCGTAAGCGATTGCCGCTCCGTAGACGACATAGAGGAGGTCGGCGATGGCATCGAGTGCTTCGACCGGATCTTTGGATGCTTCGAGTTCTGCGGCCTCCTCGTCGATCAATGCGCGACGAAGGGAGCGAGTCTTTTCATCCGGTATCCTTGGATTGACCTTTGTGTCCTGGCCGAACGAGGCCATGAACGCCGCCACCTGTCTGATTTCTTTTTTCATGTTTTTTAGATTACAACAACCTTGGATTTTCCATTGAATTTTTAATCGCTTCTCTCATGTGCGAATACTGGGCCAACCCAGTTCCATCACACGAATCGGCACCTAAATCTTGAAAATACTCATACCTGCCTGGAGTGTTAATGCGTCCAATATGGCACCACTTCCCCATGATTTTCGACGCTTTCACTATTGCCGCTGCGTGACGTGACATTTTCCATTCGGTCGATCCTCCGATAAAAATCGCCTCAATTTCAAACCAAGGGATTCGTTCATTTTCTTGGCCATCTTGGCAGACAAACGCAACTGGCCATGATCCTAATTTCAACCTCCACACCTGAAAGCATTCCAGCGTTCTCCTGGCTGATCCGACTACATCCGGCGCAGCCACAAAACGACACAGTTTCTTTCTGGATTCATGCTTTTCTAGGGTTTTCAAAAATCCGTCGTGGTCAAAATGGCTGAAAGCTCCATTGTCTATTGCGAATCTTGATTGAGGGCGTTTTGGATTCCTTCTGGTCAGAGGTGTAAAAAGTTCTTCTACTTCAACACCAATTTCTTTTTCGCATTCTTCAAGATTGTCCGGTGTATCTAGCATCACGATCATAACTTCGCGTCCTTGAGTTTGATGCAAGCGGGACAAACTCCGCATGGCTCAGAACCTCCTGCGTAACAGGTCCAGATGCTTGAACCATCAATCCCCATTTCTCTAGCTAATCCTGCGATTTCCCATTTTCGCTTGTCGAGATAGGGAGCGCATATTTCGACGCTGTAACCAGATTCGTTGACAGTTTTCTGCATCGCTTCAATGAATCCTCGTCGGCAGTCTGGAAACTGCTCCTCATCGTCTTTGTTGCATCCAATAGTCACTGTATCCGAACCGGACTCACAAGCGAAGTTGACCGCAACACTTAAGAATATGGCGTTCCTATTAGGAACGATCCAAGACTGTTCTGTAAGACCACCCAAAGCCGGGAGATCGACGACAGTAAACAGGACGCCTGATTTTTTTGCGTGATACTTGGCACACAAAAGCTCCTGACGGTGCCTCTGCCTATAGTCGAACATCAAAGCGTGTAATTGATGCCCTTGATCCAAGAGATCATACATCATCGTCACGCTGTCGAGTCCACCTGATAAAAGGTGGATTATTTTTTTGTTCATGTGTGGGTTGATCATTTTTCTCAATAGCAGAGAACAACGACGTTCTCCGCAGCTATCCTGATTGCACTTTTTGTTTCTTCACCGTCGTACCATCGCTCGACCTTGATCCGCCCCTTGATCCTCACCAGCGCACCATTCTCGATCTCCTCAAGCTGCTGCGCCACCTGACCCCAAGAGACGACCTCGAAGTCGTCGAAATCTTCGTGGAACTTGCCAGATGGATCGGTCCAGTGCCTCGCGACACTGATCACTCTCCGAACCATCCTCGCTCCGTTCTTCGTCTCGCCATTCCTCGAAACCCCTTTCAGTTCACCGATCAAGAACACTATGTTCTCAGTTGGACTCGCGCTCATCTATGATCCCAAGTTGTTTGTATGATTTGATTCGCTTCCGAGCGTGGAACGCTCCGATAGGATGGAACTTGTCCGTGAAATCATAGATTGTCGCGTTATTTTTATCCGATGTCTTACGCAGCACACGACTGGCCCGCTGGATCGTCTTCTGCGGAGACCGACCTCCGCTCACCATGATCAACAGTTCGGCATTCGGCAGATCGAGTCCTTCATCGGCCAATGATGTCGCGATCATCGTCTTCAGGTGGCCGCTCTTGAACTCCTCCATGTAGGAGCGTCGATCCTTCTTACCGATCTTCGAGTGAACCAATCTCGCACCGGGAATCTCATGCTCGTACCATTCGCCAAGCGTGATGCGTGGCACCAGTATCAAGGTCTGCATATCGCCATGCGTTATGGCCACATCGCGAGCGTACTCGTTGCGCGCGTTGTTTTGGCAGATACCGATGTCCACGATGGATTCCCAAGCGCACATCCGTTTCAATTCCTCGTCACTTATCCTCATGTAACGACGGCGATCTTTGAACAACCGCTCGATGTTGT